CACCAGCACCACCACCAGAAAAAAATCCTGCTTCTCCAAATTCTGTTCCAACTACCGGATATGCACTTTTAGCAACTCCACCATCGCCACCATGACATGGTCCTGTTTCTGCAGTACCTGTTCCACCAGCACCGCCACCACCACCAGCTCCATCTGTGCTTCCGGGTGTTCCTGGTCCACCAGCATTTCCAAAACCTGTTAAACCTCCTGATGGAGATTGATTAGCAGAACCTGCTGCCATATTACCAACACCACCTCCGCCACCACCGGATCCTCCAGCACCACCACATTGATTTCTATCATTGTTACCACCAAGACCACCACCATTTGCAGTAGCTGCCCCACCTGGACTTGCTCCGCAAACATCAAAAACTGAATTTCCACCAGCTGTAGTATTTCCTGGTCCTGTATATTCTCCTTTAGCTCCGACAGTTACAGCATAAGCTGTTCCTCCTGAAAGAGTTTTACAACCAAATAAAAGGCCACCGCCTCCACCACCACCGCCGTTTCCACCGCCAGTTTTTCCACCTGCACCTCCACCACCAACAACTAAAACTTTAGCTGTGGTAGTTCCAGGTTGTGATGTAAATGTACCCGAACATTTAAAGATTGTTTTTTTCTCTGGTGAAGCTGGAGTTACTGTTTGTACTGGTCCAATTATTCCGCCGTTTTGCGCCATAATTTAAACCTCCTAAGCGTCGTCTAATACTTCATATGAAATAAATAAGTCTAGGTCACCTGAAGCACTAGCTCCACCTTTTAGTACGTCGCCTTCCATTAAATAAATAGGCGTGTCCGAAAGAACTAATGTTGCGTCAGCTGGTACTGAAACTGTTTTTGCTAAATAAACTGTTGTGTCGGCACCTGTTGGAGTAATACCTGTTGCTCCAGCAGTTGTTAAACCATCTATAAATAAATCTACATCCGCTGCATTTGTTCCGTCAACGTTTGCAACTGTAATTCTATTAATTTTTAATAATTTTTCTGCATCAACTGTTAATAGAGTTGCAGTTAAAGTGTTAGATAAATTGAAACCAAGGTTTCCACCTAAAATTGATGTTACATTTACTATATTTGGGTTTGCCATTTTTTAATCTCCTTCTTCCTTTTAACCGAATACGATTGCCATTGCAATAGCTTTTCCTACAGAAACTGCAGGGGCTTGCATAGTTGGGGCTGCTCCTGAGCCATTTGATGTTAATACAAAACCACTAGTTCCTTCAGCAACTGCGCCAAAAGAGCCTGAACTATTAATTTGAACTTGACCAGTTGTTCCAGCTGGTGAAGTTGTACCTATAGATAAATCTTTAATATCTGGATTAGTTCCATCATTTGCTGTTGCAAAAACTAATTTGTCACCTTTGTCTGTAGTTCCAAATGTAACAGATGATCCTGAACCAGTTGCATATTTAAACTGAACTGTATTTGCTCCAGATGTTGAATTTCTTAACATGTAAAAAGTTTCTACATCATTTGGAATTGTAACAATTTGGTTTCCTGTAATTGTACCCGTAAACTCGATCATTCTAAATTGACCTGTTCCAGTTGTATTACCATCAACAATTGTTAAAGCTGTAGTTTGCACTCCACCTGCAATTGATTTAGCAGAGTAACCACCTGTGTATTGTTCAATGATTGACCAGTTTGTATTAGTTTTTGTTCCCCATGTACCGGCGTTTTCGCCTGTAGCCATTAATTCTATTCCAAGAGGTGAAAATGTTGATGCCATTGTTAATTTCTCCTAATTGTTGTCATTTATATTGGTTATTTAGTTTTAAGTCAAACATAATTATCATGGTGTTTTTCTTGTATATCCTGTACTAGTTTTAGGTGTAATTCTTGTATAGCCAGAACTTGTCTTAGGTGCAAGTCTTTGATAATATCTTAAAATTAATTTATCATCATTTAAACTTGTAGTAGCTATTTGACCTTCTGGAAAGGCATTAGATACTTGGACTGTTGTAACTGTTCCTAAACTTGTTGTACTACTTTGACCACCAGGAGTAGCTATAGTTTCAGGAGTAGCTGTTATACCTCCTAGCTGAGCTGCTATCACAGTCAAAGCACTTAAATTTACTATAGGATTTGAACTAAAAGTTAAAGTTCCTAAATCTGTATCAGCAGAAAGACCTGTTAATCCTATTACATCAGCTGGTGCTAATGATCCAACCGAAGAAGTTGCTGACTGACCTTGTAAACCTACTGAATGATCATCTACAGATAATAGACCAAAAGAAGATATTAAAGATTGACCAGGAAGAGTAATAGTAGCGTCAGTGAAAACTGCTGATAAAGAATTTAAAGTACTGGTTAAACTAAATCCAGATAGGCCAACAACATCTTCTGCAACGACTGTACCTAAACTTGATGTTAAACTAAATCCAGTTAATGACTCTGTTGCACTTTCAATTGATCCCCAACCATTTTGACCCCAAGAAAGTGTACCCCAACCAGGTCTTAATTCTACATCTACACTTCCAATACTTGTTGTTGCAGATAAACCAGTAAGTGAAACAATCGGTGTGTCACCCCAAGATTGAAAACCCCAAGTGTCACGACCCCAACCTTGTACAACAAGATTAGTATCACCCCAATCAGCACGACCCCATGAAAAACGTCCCCATCCTTCAGAAGCTCCTGAATAAGTCAGGTCTCCTAAATTTGAAGTAGAAGAAAGACCCGTTACTGTAAATGTAACGTCAGCCATTTTTTACTCCTATGCTATCTGAATGATTGCGTTTCCTGCTGTCTGTGCTGGAAATTGAATTGTAAAAGTTCCACTCGTAACAGTTTTGTTTGCACCAAAATTAATTGCACAAACTGCTTTGTTAGAATTAGTTGAATTATAAATTAAACATCCTCTTGCTGTAAAAGAAGCAGAAGTAAAACTTGTGTCAGCAAATTTACAACAAGCAGTGTCACCAGATAAAACTGGAGTTGTACTTGTTAAAGCATTTCCACCTGTTGTATATCCAGTTGAAGTTGAACTAACTTCTTTAGTGTTTGTAGGATCTGCTGTACCATCTGCAGGTGCAGTGTAAGCTGTTGTTGATTTATTTAAAGTTGCGTCTTCTGTGAATAAAGCTAATTTGAATGAGTCTGTGCCATTAGTAAAATTGTGACCCTCTACTAAAAGTTCTTGTTTAAAACTATTACATATTGCCGATGTTATTGTCATAAAATTCTCCTATTACTGAGGCGCTGACTCGATTGGTATACGTATTGTACCATCCGTGTAATCGTCTCGTCTTCTTCTTCCAAGTTGCATTGCTGCAAACTTTTGTAGTTCAGTTTTATACTTTCCCTCATATAATGTCAACATATCAGTTGGACCTTTTAAAAATGCATAAGCTTCACATAGACAAGCATAAAGTAGTCCTTGAGGAAAGTAATTACTAACATATGTTCCACCAGTATTTGTTTCTAAACCTGTTGGCATAGCATTATAATGAATAATATATTGATAATTTTGATCTGGTGTAGGAGCCACATATATAGCACCTGATGTAGCAGAACTAGTTCCTGTTGTAGCGCCACCAAACATAGAATAATATTTAGGAAGTCCTGTTGTATCTTGACCTGTTTGACTTCCTTCAGTGCCTGTTAATTCTCCAATATATTCAGATATAAAAGTTTGATCACGTCTTTGTAACCACACTCCTTCACCTGTAGTAGCTGTTGTTGAATCAAAGACCTGAATACCTCTTACAAATAATAATTTAGTAGGCATTGTAATTGTATTAAAATCTGTAGCAAACTGTCCTTGATCTTGAAATCTATCAGAATCCATAGGACAATCTAAATTAATTCTATGTTCTGCATTTTCTATAAATCTATTAATAATAGCAGCAGTAAACACGTTAGCATCTACTTCAGTGTAATTTCTAATATCTGTTGTTAAATTTGCGTAAGTATATCCAGCCATATTTAACCTCTATCATTAACAGGTCCAATTGTACACTGAAAACCGCCTCCTGTTTCGGTGCTTGCAGCATTAGATACTAAAGGCACTGTTATTGAATTATATAAAGTTCTTGTAGCAGGTTGAGCTCCTGTAGTTTCTGTTGTTGCGATTGCCGTCGCTAAATAAGAACCAAATACTTTTGCTCCGTTTGCATGAGATCCAGCTATTGTATTTGATGGTGTTATTCCTCTAAAAGGTGCTGCTGTTCCACGTG